TCGTTAGATCAATGTCAGTTTGATGCTTTAGTTTGTTGGGTATACAACCTAGGACCCACTAATTTAAAAGAATCTACTTTGTTACGTATTCTAAACGAGGGTGATTATGGAGGCGTACCAGAACAAATAAAACGCTGGAATAAGGCTGGTGGTGTTATCTTAGGTGGATTGGTTAAACGCAGAGAAGCAGAAGCTAATTTGTTTGAAGGTAAGGAATGGAGCAAGGTTTAAATGGCACTACAAAAAACAATATTCAGACCTGGTATTTATAGAGAGGGTACTGACTATGATAATGAAGGCGGTTGGTTTGATTGTAATTTAGTACGGTTTAGAAAAGGCAGGCCAGAAAAGTTTGGAGGATGGAATAAACTTACAAGTAATACTTATTTAGGTACAGCTAGAGCTTTACATCCTTGGGTATCTTTAGGAGGTACAAAATATCTTGGTATAGGTACTCATCTAAAATATTATATTGAATCCGGAGGTTTATTTAATGATATAACTCCCATAAGAAGTACAACCTCTGCTGGTGACGTAACATTTTCTGCAACTAATGGAGATGCAACAATTACCGTTGCAGATACAGCTCACGGGGCAGTTAAAAATGATTTTGTTACTTTTTCTGGAGCATCTAGTTTAGGCGGAAATATAACAGCAGAAGTTTTAAATCAAGAATACCAAATAGCAACTATAGTTAATGCAAATAGTTATACGGTAGAGGCGAAAGACACTTCAGGAACAACGGTTACTGCAAATGCTTCTGATAGCGGTAATGGGGGATCTTCTGTTGTTGGTGCATACCAAATAAATGTGGGGTTAGATATTTATGTTGCTGGTACCGGTTGGGGAATAAATGGTTGGGGCGAAGGGTCTTTTGGGAGCGTAGGAGCTTTAAGCTTAACGAACCAATTAAGATTGTGGACACATGATAATTTTGGAGAAGATTTAATTATAAATGCAAGGTCTGGTGGTATTTATAAATGGGTAGAAAATAATGGAATTGGTACAAGAGCAGTTGAACTTTCTGGAATTACTGGTGCCAATCAAGTTCCAACCGTAGGTTTGCAAGTTATTACTTCAGAAAAAGACAGGCACTTGATAGTCTTAGGTGCAGATCCTGTATCAGGAACTTCTAGAACAGGTACGGTTGATCCTATGCTAATAGCGTTTAGCGATCAAGAAAATGAATTAGAATTTGAACCCACTAATACAAATACTGCTGGTTCGTTACGTTTATCTTCAGGATCTTCAATAATTGGTGCTGTTAAATCAAGACAAGAAATAATGATCTGGACCGATACTGCTCTTTACAGTATGCAATTTATTGGTCCTCCATTTACCTTTGCAGTTAATTTAATTAATGAAGGTACAGGGTTAGTTGGACCCAAAGCAGCCGTTACAGCTCCTCAAGGTGTTTACTGGATGAGTTACAATAATTTTTATGTTTACAACGGTAGCGTTCAAACGATTCCTTGTACTGTTCATAATTACGTTTTTAGTGATATAAACTTAGGACAGTCTTTCAAATTTAACGCGTTTACTATTACTGATAAAAATGAAGTTGGTTGGTTTTATTGTTCAGCAGATTCTACAGAAATAGATAGATATGTAATTTATAACTATATAGAAAACTTATGGATTTATGGATCTCTAACTAGAACTGCTTGGCTTGACGCAGGTATAGAAAATTATCCAAGAGCTGTAAATGGAGGTTATTTATATCAACAAGAAAATGGTTTTAATGATGATGGATCACCTATGACTAACGTATTTATAGAAAGTTCTGATTTTGATTTAGGTGATGGTGAACAATTTACATTTATTAGAAGAATAATACCTGACTTCAAATTTTTACAAAACAATAACTCAGGTAATATAAATATCGTAGTAAAAACAAGAAACTTCCCAGGAGATTCTTTAACTACCAGCTCAACTAATCCTATTACAGAAACAACTACACAAGCGTATGTCAGAGCTAGAGCAAGACAAATGGTTTTAAGATTTGAATCTGATGATGATGCAAGTGAAGATGGTAACTTAGATATTGGATGGAGATTAGGAGCCACTAGGATAGATACAAGGCCTGATGGCAAAAGATGAGCAAAATATTACAAACTCAACTACCTATTGCTACAGGAGATGTTAGTCCAGAAACTTTTAATAGGTTAGTAAGAATATTAGAAATTAACTTAGGTGCTGTAGATCCAGATCAAACCAGACAAGTTAATGACGCAGACAAAACAACTCTTAATTTTTTAGCCGGATCTATTATATGGAACACTACCTTAGGTGTTTTACAGGTCTATACTGGTAACAAATGGGTAGATATAGGCGAGAGAACAAATGATCTTGGTTTTGAAATGACCGCATCTGTTGGTAAAGTTGATGTTAAAACCAACGGTAATATAACAATTAATGTCTAAAGCAGCAAAAATACAAGAATATAAAACAAAAAACATACTGTTAGAACATCCCGCCGATTGGTATATAAATGAAGAAACATTTAATGCGGTTAAACAATCTTTACCAAACATAATAAATTTTTATGAAAACAAGGGAAGTTACAACCCTGCAAAAAATAAATTACATAAACTCATAAAAGAACCGTTAAAAGATGTATATACGGTTCCTTTCTTTTCTGAAAAGTTTTGCTCCATACTTTTAGATGAAATGCGTAATTTAGAAGATTATTATGGGTTTGTTCCCAATCCAGATGAGGACGTATTAAGACAAATACCTGAGATCACCTTTCAAGACAATTGCCCAGAAATATATAACTCTTTGTTTCAAACAATATATACTATAGGTAATCCTATATTTTTAAATATTTGGAATAGGCACGTTAATGGTGGCGCAATTCAAATAGCTAACTATAATTTAAAGGATAAAAAACAAGGTGCTTGGCATCATGATGCTAGTGCTGATATAAGTATGGTTGTTCCTTTGAATACTGGTGAGTATAAAGGCGGCGGTACTGAGTTTTTAAATCGTGGTACGGTTGAACCATTACCTACAGGCCACGCTCTAATATTTCCGAGTTTTACTCATATGCACAGGGGATTATCGGTAGAATCAGGAAATAGATACTTACTTGTATTTTGGTTAAAATGTATGGAAGAATAGGGTAGAATTTAAAAATGAACATTATAGACAACTCAGGAACAGGTTTAGCTGCCTTAGGACGTAACGAAGATCGCCTTATGGCACACGTTGCACCAGGCGAAATGGTGGTTCCACCAGTCATATCTGACAACACAAGAAAAGCAATAAGAAAAGAAATGGCCGCTGTAGGCTTAGATCCCACTCAATATGAAGTGGGTCAAGGTATGTCCATAAACCCTATTACAGGACAAGCAGAGTTTGGCTTTCTAAAAAAGATAGCTAAAAGCGTTAAAAAGGTAGTTAAAAAGATTGCACCAGTTGCAGCCGTTATTCCTGGTCCTTGGCAACCGTATGCTGCTATATACCAAAAAGGTAATGCTGCTATAAAATTAGCCAAAGGTGAAGGTGGTCTTGGTGACATCATGACTTTAGCTGCTGGCGGTAATCAATCTTTGTTTGGAAAAGAAGGAGCTATTGAGGCTATAAAAACTGGTACGGCTGGTGGCTTTGGAGATATTGGAAGCGCACTAAGTAATATAGGTAGCGTTGCGGATGAAGCAGGCAATCTTGTATTTGATCCGCTTCAATATGCACAAAATGTTGCAACAGGTGTAGCTAGCGATCAACAACAAGGGTATGGAGGATTGCTTGGTGGTACTGGTCAAAAATTTAATGTTGCTACAGGTCAACTTGAAGGTGCGGTAGGGGGAGCAGGCTTTAATCCTTTTATGAAAGAAGCCGCAGTACCAACTACTGTTACAGCGCAGCCAACTGATACCCTTTCTAAAATAGCTGAAGCTAACAACACTACAGTAGAAGCGTTACAAGAAGCTAATAATATAGTTGATGCTGACAAGATATTGGCAGGACAAACAATAAAAATACCAGGTGCAGCAAGTAGTTCTTCAAATTTTTTAAGTGGATTAATTAGCGGACCTGGATCAGATGGCGTTGGAAATTATGGTGTGCTTGGAGATATAGGTGGCGGCATTACAGATTCTTTAGGTTTAACTAATTATGGAAATGCAACTGATACAGATACTGGAGGCTTTGGTGGTATAGATCCTAAAATGGCTGGTCTTGCTTTGTTATACGGTAAGGTAGTTAAAGATGCGGCTAAGAAGACTGAAGGTGGTTTAACAGACACAAGACAATCAAAAAGACCTGACCTTAATCCAGCACCTGTATTTGCAGGTTTTGACTTGGGTGTAAGAAAGAAAGCCGCTTTTGGTGGACCAATAGGATTCGGTAGGCAGCAATTTAATCAGGGTGGTATGGCCGTAAAAGAACTTGATATGCGTCAAGGTGGTGAGTCAGTTGGTCCTGGTACAGGTACCTCTGATGATATACCTGCTATGCTTAGTGATGGTGAATTTGTAATGACAGCCGCAGCTAATAATGGAGCTGGCGGTTTTAAAGTAAACAAAACAAAAAAAGGTTTAGAGTTAATTGCATCTAGTAAGCCAAATAGAAAAAATGGTGTAAATGTTATGAATCAATTAATGGA